ATTAAATGCTAAAGAAAGGGCTAGGTCTTCGCGTACATTTGGAAGTATGGATTCGCTTATGGATAAGATGCACAGAGAGCAGCTGGCATGGACATCTACAGGAGGCAACAGACCAACAGCTCAGACGGTAAACAAGCCAAGACCAAAAGCAAGTACCACAAAGAAAACTAAATGAAGCCAATAAAAACAGGACGCAAGCGCAAAGCTAGAAAGCTTAGAGAAGGTAAAGGTACTCAAGGTAATACCGATGGGTCAGAGTCAACTCACCTAATGGAGTGGGGAGAAGACAAGAACAAGAAGGGAAAGAAAGTTTATACAGTAAACCCTACGATAGCCCCTACCGGAGAAAAGGGTGAGTATGAGCCTCAGTCTTACAAGCAGGCTAAAGAGAGAGGTGAGGTGTTTGGGTTTAAACGCCAGAGAAAAGCTGAGAAGTTTGCTCACGGTAGCTGGAAGAAAGGAAAGGATAAGCGTGATTCCATGAAAGACTTTAGACAGATGATGAAAAAAAGAAAGGGGAGAAATTAATCCCCCCTCTATTATGTTATCTAACTGGACATGCACCTGAATCACAATCAGCAATGTCGATGTCATCCATCTTTAAACTATCAAGTGATGTGATCTCAGTCACCTTCTCTTTCATTTCCAGATAGCGAGCTTCAGTGATCTCCTCCAATGGAGCCTGATCAAATCCGTGTTCGCTATGTAGGAGAAAAGAGACAGACTTCATATTCACATAGTTGTCTGATAGCCATTGCTTGATTGAGTCAAGCTCATCCTTGCGGTAGTAGATGGTCACTGATACCGAGTTGTCGCTCCACTCTGCTTGCAGCTTGCGGATTACGTTCAACTGATCTATAGCAGTCATATCTTCAGCAAACATAGTTCCGTCAGGAAACTGGCAAGGGAATTCAACAACAACAGTAGAGTGATCTTCTGTTCCGTCAAAGTTTCTTACATACTCTACGAAGTACCCGTTGTTTCTAGCCACTGATGCAAGCTCGCTATCAGCCGCCATTCGGATTCGTCGAATGTAGTATCTTGAATATCCGGGATGTGCGCCGGGAGTAACGCCAGCAAGAAGAGACAGCGTTCCACTGGGCTTAACGGTAGTGATCTTGATTGAAGTAGGGAATCCATTGTCATTAGAATATTGTTTATCGTAAGAACGAAGATACACATATACATCCGATAACCAGCTTCTTTGCTCATCTGTAGCTTGAAGATACCCTGTAACTCCAATACCCATACGCATGTTAGCATGTACAATGTCTTCTGTCTCTTTAACTGAACAAGGAATAGCGAGGCTATGCTTATTGATTCTGTACAAGTACCTAGCTACTTTCTTTAACTCTATCCTTGACTCAATGTTTGGTAGGTATATCTCTGCAAGACAACAGGTTTCAAAGTTTGCAAGAGACTGTTCCGCACATGGATTATACCCCATTACATCTGGATCCGGATACTGCGTCTCTCCAGTACGCCCTTGAATTCTAGATGACGAAAGGTTGATCAACCCGTATGGTTCTCCGTTACCTTTATACCCTTCCCAGAATTCTTCAGGTAGTAAAGAGATGTCGTCACAAGCAACAGAGTTGTTACTCATAGCTCTCCAGTTAGGTATACCACCAAGATCCCATCGCTTAGCTCTCAAGTACTCTAGATCATCGTGATCTCCGATAGCTATCTGAGCTGATCTGCGGACGTTTCCTGCCACTACAATCTTCCCGATGATATTCATTATATCTAAGCAGTCGATAGGGCGTAGACGCTTCCCTGATCGCTCGTTAAGGAGTCTGTTTATCTCAAGCATTCCCCATACTAAATCTTCTGGTCCAGATGCAGTACCGCCAAATCCTTTGATCGCAGATCCCTTACCCCTAATGAGGTGAGTAGCAAACGTAAAGCTCTCTCCAGTCTTGAAGCTTGCTTTCAAAACTCTGTAGAGTAGATCAACCCATCCCTCTCTTGAGTCTGGTACAATAAAGTCTGCATCATTCTCATCAAGTCGTGTGACTTTTACCTTGCGCTTAATCTTTGGTAGCTGGTACACATGCTCTCTCTGTATGTTAAACCCAACACCAGATCCTAGCATAAGCATTTCAAATGCCCAAGTGAATGGACGTATAGGCTGATCAACAACAGTGAAGGCACAGTTCTGTAGTGAGGGTAGACCTAGCTTGTCCACTGTCTTAGTTCCCAGCTGCCACAGGAATCTTCCGGCAACAGTTCCTTTAAGGTTGAGCATGATGTTGCGTACATCCTTCTGCTCTCTCTCTGAGAAGTTACAGTTAAGCTGCTTGTTGCAGGCTTCAACGACACGATCAACTGTGTCCGTCCACTCCTCAGTTTTACCATTCTTTAATGGTCGAGAGTAGGTACGTTTAAAGGTAGGGTAGCCCACCTCCCCCCATGGGGTAGTTTGTTTTTGAGTCATAAGTTTTTGTGAAAAAAGGACGGCGAATCTACGGAATATCTTTGATATCTCTAAGCTCGCTTATTAGTAATACATTTCCATCAGCTCGTTGTGGAAAATCGTCATCGCTATGACCGACATCCTTCAGAGACTGACCTTTCTTTAATGAAACAGATTCCTTTAAGAAATCATCTTTAGTTATCCAGCCTAACACCCAAGCTCTCATCTTTGGTCTTAAGTTTACTTGACAGAACACATACATATCACAGTTCTGATGCAGGCTTGTATCAGCTATGTGACAGGTGTAAAAATCTCTAGGGTTTACAGTTCTCTCCTTTGTCTTTACATCAACACTTACAGGGTTGTCAGAGAAAGGATTTAGATATACATCACAGTCTTTAGTATTGTAAGGAATAGAATCTTCTATGTATTCAAGAACAATTTGTTCTCCAATATATCCAGCAAGATTTCCTGCTCCTCGCATAATACTGTTAGGTATGTCTGAGTGCTTAGATGCTTGTTTCTTAGCTCTCGACAACATGTCCTCAGTTACGTTTACTTCAACCCAGCTGCTCATCGCTTTTATTTAATGTTAGTCGATGTAGAAGCGGGATGTCTGCGTCCTGCTCTTTAATTAATTCTTTAACGTAATCAAGCTCAAGCCTCATGTAATATTTTAACTCAGCTGATAGTTCAGATAGTTGTTCTTCATTCTCTATTGGCTTACCGTCAGGATGCACAGCCTCATAAAATTTAGTTACTTCATCGTGCATTCTATCACATGCAGAATAAAGCCTGTTACTTAGTTCCTCCATTCTTAATAATTTGTATAGCCTCGGCTACTTGTTGTTTGTTTTTACAAATGAACAACATCGGAATGGGTGCGTCCTGATCATTCAAGTGTTTCAAGAATAACTTCCACCGCATGGTGAAGTCGTGATGAGACGGAGTATACCCTTTGGTTTCGATAATCCAGCTGCCATCTTTAGCAACAAAGTCTGGAGTGTACTTGATAGGCAGGATCATACTTGCCGTTCTATCTTTCATCTCCTTAGCTTTAGGTGTCATCTTAAAGTAAACACCCTGATGCCTGAACTTCTCAACCAATACATACTCTAGCTTCTCGTAGTCAAACTCTATCTTTTCTTCTTTCAATAGGTCAGCACAGCTCTTCTCTAATCCACTTTTATACTTGCCTAACTGACGCTTTTTGGCTGACTTTCTTTTAGTTGTCCCCGGCTTGCGTCTCTTCATGCTGTGAAATATACAGTTTATTCCCAGCTATTCATCATTTGTTGGCAACTCTTCTACTGTTTTTTTAATAAATTCATTAGAAACATGACTTAAGAATGCATTTATTCCCTCATCTACTTCTGCTGCATGAAGCATCAGCTGTGCTGTAGCCTCTGGATTACCAACCATACGGCACATAAACAGCCCTTCTTTTGTAACTGCGACAGCTAAACCTGCTTCTTTCTCTGGCTTGGCACAATCCAAAGCCCTCGTTAAATACTTAGTGAACTTACTCATTGATAAAATTTATATTAGGTTCTAGTTTAAATTCTTGCTGCTCAGCTTGTTGTATCTGAACAGGATCATATAATTCTTTGAAGGTTGTTTTAATTCTAAACCCTGTAGCTTGGGTGTTGAATATAAACTTAATCGGATCATCCCAAGGTGTCGGCTGACCTCCAGTCTCTGTCTCTCTCACCTTCCTGATATGCACCTCAGCTGTACGCTTCTGGTCTGTGTCTGGAGCCTGTACTTTTCTATGAATTGTCATGAAACAATCAGCTCTGTTTACAAACTTACCACCACCTTCAGTGTCCTCTGCGAATGGCGCAACAGGCAAACCATCGTCACCCTTTCTTCTCTGAGCTTCTGTAACAGCGTGCATGTTCAACCACACTGCAACATTATTCTTATTAGAGAATGTAAGAAACTCTGACGCAGCTTCATAGTGATACTGGTGCTCGCTAACATTACCCGACTGAACTTTTAGTGAGTTGTAAGGATCAACGAAGACAGCATCAGCTTCTTGTTGGCGTAGGATCTTCTCGATAAATAATATGATGTCAGTGAAGCTGTAGGTCTCACGGTTACTGATCACAGTAAAGTGCTCCCTTACCCATCTGTAAGCAAACTTGCGCTCATGGTATGTCATCATGCTTGCCTGCTTGTTACATGCAAACTCCATAAGCTTCATCTTAATAGATGCTGTGTTGTTCTCTGATGAATACACTACCCACTTCCAGTTGTGACGTACCGCCGCATTAACCATAAGGTATAACGCAACAGTGGTCTTCCCGACATTACTGTGACCATTCATGATAAGGAACTCCTTCTTGTATCGGAAGTACTCATCGAACTTCTTGTCTCCTGTGTCCAGACCAACTGCAATTTTACCTTGAGAGTAATCATCTATCCACCGGAAGTCTTCATCATCTGATGAAACAAAAGACATGTCCCCATCGTTAATCAGTAGCTCGCGCCTAGCATCTTGCTCTGCACTCACAGTATCTTTGATAGGATCAAG